TCTTGGTAAAGCCCCCAGTTGGGTCAAAGTATATGTTCTTAATGAATACCAAGCTATTATGGATGGAAAGCCTGTATATCCAACCTTTAGGAGAGACACGCATGTTGCTTCATCACCCATCGAACCGCAAGACGGTCAGGACATTATCGTTGGCATTGACTTTGGCAGGACGCCGTCAGCAATCTTCTGTCAACAAATCCACTCAGGAAGGTGGACAGTCTTCCATGAGCTTATCGGACAAGACATGGGGGCAGGGAGATTCGCAGAAATCCTAAAGAGAGATATATCTCGCAATGGATGGGATAGATTTACCTATCGTTTTATTGGAGATCCTGCTGGAAATCAAATGGCGCAAACAAGTGAGCAAACGCCATTTATGATTATGAGGGCAAATGGTATTGACGCTAGGCCAGCACCGTCCAATGATGCCAGTCTGAGGATCGAGGCCGTAGAATCTGTTGTTAATAGGCTGTCAGATGGATATCCTAGTTTGCTTATAAGCCCCACATGCACAGTTTTGATTGCTGGTTTTGAAGGGGGCTATCAGTATAAGCGCGTTTATCATATGGGTAATGAGCGTTTTGAAGAAAAAGCGTCTAAAAATAGGTTTAGCCACATACATGATGCTCTTCAGTATGCTCTTCTAGGGGGCGGTGAGGGTCGCAGGGTGATTGTAGGTAATGGGGGACGTCCAACCCCCACAACCGTTGAAAGAGTTGGTAGTCCATTTCAGCGTATGAAACGCAATAGTCGTCTGGCTAGAGGGTCAAAATGGTAAATACTTGGTTAGTTTGCTTCCAAAGATCCCCAAATATAGGTCTATGGAGGCTTTTTACTATATTTAAGCCTGATTATGGTCATGTTTTTGCCGCAAAATACATACCAGAGCTAGAAGCATGGATAAGAGTTGAGTTTGCTAGCCAAAGAATGCGCATAGAAGTGCTTATGGGCGAAGAATCTGATAAATTATTCTATGAACTTATGACAAGCACAGCTTGCGTAGAGATAGAATCAAAGGATAACCCAATACAGTTGCCTAGATTGAATTATTGCACCAGCTTTATTAAGCACCTTGTGGGCGTAAGAAAGTTTTGGATATTAACGCCTTATCAACTTTATTGTGAATTGCTAAAATTAGGTGGAAAGCGCATGTTTATAGCGGAGAAGGAGACTTAGATGGGCATGTTTGGTAGTAGTAAGCCTAGGGTTGACCCAGAGCTTGAAGCGCAAAAGAAAGCTGAACAGGAAAAGCTTGCGGCTGAGAAAGCGGCTGAAAAGAGACGTTTAGATGAACTTGAGAGAATGCGCCGTGCAAACTTGCTTGGTGCTAAGTCTTTGCAATCTGAAGAGCTAGAAGGATACACAGGGTTTGTAAAACCTCCTAGCCTTGCCACAACCAAGAAGATGGGGACTTTTAATGCGAACGAGTGACGGTAATCCAGAAGCCCCTACTGCTGGTGGGGATAAGCAAGAATACGAAGGTGTAATGCGTAAGTACAAGAAGGCCAAAGGAAGATGGCATTCTTGGACAGACATATGGGAAGAGATATATGATTATGTTCTTCCTCACCGTGAAAGTTTCTTTGAGGAAAGTGCTGCTCACAGACGTACAGAGAACATCTATGATGAAACTGCTGTTGTTGGTTTGCCTAAGTTTGCTTCCAGACTACAGTTAGGGTTCTTTCCACCAAACGGCAGAGCGTTTAAGCTTATGCCAGGGACTGATTTTCCTAAGTCAGAAATCACCAAATCACTTCAAGTGGAGTTAGACCGCATAACCGATATGTTGCATGAGGGGTTGCGTAACTCAAACTTTAACTCTGAGCTTCATGAGGGACTGCAAGATCTAGGCGTAGGCACACTAAACATGTTGGTTGAAGAAGGCCGTTTTGTTGGTGATCTACACTTTACCGCAGTGCCGCCCACGAATGTTGCGCTACTCCCTGGGCACATGGATGGCATTAACTCTTGGTTTAGATGGAATAACGACACAGAGCTAACTGAAGTAAAGCACAGATATCCTGACGCTAAGTTTAGCGACAAGATGCTAGAGATTCAAAAGAAAGATCCGCACAGGAAAACACGCATTGTTGAAGCGACTATGTATGATGAAAAAGATCGCTTTAAGGATGAGTACACATATTATCTTATATCTGAAACAGACAAAGAAATACTTATTAAGAAGACACTAAAGGGTAGGGGCGATAACCCTTGGATTACTACACGATGGTCTAAATCAGGGTTTGAAGTTTGGGGTCGTGGGCCTGTTCTTCAAGCTATGCCAGCCATTAAAACTTTGAATCTGACTGTTCAGCTTATTCTTGAGAATGCTGAAATGGCTATTGCTGGTTCATTTGTTTATGATGATGATGGTGTATTTAACCCAGATAACATCACAATACAGCCAGGGACATTTATTCCAAGATCCCCAGGGTCAAGCATTGACTCACTGCAAAGTGCAGGGCGTTTTGATGTTGCACAGCTTGTTCTTGATGACATGCGGCGCAATGTAAGAAAAGCCTTGTTTATTGATGAGCTTGATAGCAGAGCTAATGCAAGAACACCATTGTCAGCTACAGAGGTATCTGAAAGGCTTGCTGATGTGGCAAGAGACATGGGTGCTGTTGCTGGTCGTATGCAAAAAGAATTTTTACAGCCATTAGTAGAGCGAGTTATCGCAATCTACACAAAGCAGGGGCTGTTAGATATTCCTAAGGTTGATGGCAAAGAGTTAAGAATTGTTCCTGTTTCACCATTGCTTAGAGCGCAAGATCAGCAAGATGTATCTGACTTTGTGAGATTTCAGCAAACAGTTGCTGGGACGTTTGGCCCTGAGATTACTCCATTGTTGTACAATCAAGAGAATGTCATTAAGTATTTAGCAAGCAAATTTGGTGTTAAAGAGGACTTGTTAGCTGATCAGGCTCAAGTCAAGGGCAACTTAGAACAGTTGCAACAGCTTATGCAACAACAACAGGTTATGCCGCAATGAAACAACATGCTGAGGTATCTATAGATGGTAAAATCTACGCTAAAGAAACTGAAAAAGACCTTAATAGTAAAGCCTACGCTCTCTTCGGCAGTGGTATTGGAAGAGATTTTGTATCGTACTTGGAGTCGATCACAACGAATAACGTATACCCTGCGGGGGTGGGCATCGAAACACTAGCTCATGCTGAAGGTGCTAGATGGCTAATGGCTATTATTAAGAAGCGTACTGAACTAGGAAGAAAACAACAGGATTAGAGGTTATTATGGCTGGTGACATGAAATTAGGTGCTGGCGGCAGATTTAAAAAGCTAGAAAGTGAACTAGCCAGAAAAGGCGTTGATGATCCAAAGGCACTTGCGGCTTATATTGGTCGTAAGAAATACGGAAAAAAGAAGTTTCAAAAGATGGGACAAAAAGGTCGTGAACAAGCCAGCAAATCCTAAATTATATGCAAAAGCAAAAGCTATAGTTAAGGCTAGAGTAAAGAAGTGGCCTAGTGCATATGCGTCTGGTCAGTTAGTCCAGCAATACAAAAGAATGGGCGGTAAATATACATGAGCCTTAAGAAGTGGTTTGGTGAGAATTGGGTAGATATTTCCACAAAGAAAGATGGGAAGCATCCACCATGCGGTCGTAAAATGGGCGAGAAAAGGGGGTATCCTAAATGCGTTCCAGCCAGCAAAGCGGCGTCAATGACAGCATCAGAAAAAAAATCAGCATCAAACAGGAAAAAGGCATCAAACCCAGCAGGGGGTGGCAAGAAACCAACTTTTGTAAGGACGTAAAATGGCAGATACATGGCAAAGAAAAGAAGGGCAGAACCCAGAGGGAGGTCTTAATGAAAAGGGAAGACGATCTCTAAGGGCACAAGGTAAAAACATAAAGCGTCCTGTTTCCGCTAAAGAGGCTAAAAGAAGCCCTAAAGCGGCGGCGAGGCGTAAGTCATTTTGTAAGCGGATGATGGGTATGAAAAAGAAGCTTACAAGCGCAAAGACGGCTAATGACCCTGATAGCCGTATCAACAAAGCACTTAGGAAGTGGGACTGTTAAATGAATGAAGAAATCAGTGAACAGGTAGAAGAAACATCTACCGAACAGGTTCAGGCAGAAGGAGTCGTGTCGGAGCAACCTGAAAGACCAGAATGGCTACCTGAGAAATTTGAAAGACCAGAAGAACTGGCGAATAGTTACAAAGAGCTTGAAAGAGCTTTTTATTCAAGGAAAGAAGAGCTTCGCAACTCTATAGTAGAAGAGTTAAATAATGAAGCTAAGTCTAGTGCCCCAATTAGCCCTGCTGATTATGAAGTCAACCTTCAAGCTCCAGAAGGTATGGAATTTACAGTGGATGAAAACGATCCTCTGTTGGATTGGTTTAGGGGTAAATCTCATGAATATGGTTTATCACAAGATGAGTTTAATGGCCTTATTTCAGAATGGGCGGCTATGGAAGCACAGCGTGGCCCTGATTGGAATACTGAGTCAGAAGCCCTTGGTGAGTACGCAGAGCGTAGGCTTGAGCGTGTAGATTCATGGGCTAGTAAACATCTAAGCGATCAGGCTTATAGTGCTTTTGCTAACATACAGGCATCAGCAAGTATGGTGCAACTGTTTGAAGAGCTTATGGAATTAAACGGTCAACCTAAGTTTAATATGGAAACTCCAACACAATTCCAAGAGCGTATTAGCAGAGAAGACTTAATGGCGATGCAACAAGATCCAAGATACTGGAAGGACAAAGACCCTGCCTTTATCTCAAAAGTAAGAGCAGGATTTGAGCAATTAACACGGCAATAGTATTGTGAATATTTAACACGCTAATATTGTGTTATTTTTTATTTGCTTATAATTAGCCCTGATTCGCCAGATAACCTTATGGCCTGTGCGCTGATGGACAAACTACTTATGGCGTTCGTTTTAACTTTCTTTTAAGGAGCTAGTAATGGCTACACCAACTATTAGCACTTCCTTTATTGAGGAGTTTGAATCTGGCGTTCATATGGCTTATCAGCGCATGGGTTCAAAGCTTCGGAACACTGTTCGTACCGCTTCTGGCGTTAAGAACAAAACTACGTTCCAAAAAATCGGTAAAGGCTTTGCTACCACTAAGGCTCGTCATGGCAATATTGCCCCGATGAATCTCGAACACACTAACGTATCTGTCACTCTCGAAGATTACTTTGCTGGTGAGTGGATTGATGATCTTGATCAACTGCGTATCAACCACGATGAAATGCTGGTTGCACAACAGTCAGGTGCTTATGCGCTTGGTCGTAAGACTGATGAACTGATCCTCGATGCAATGGATACAACTTCATCTACTGCAAACGAAACAACCAACGGTGCTACACTTGCGTGGGCATTTGGTCTGATGGAATCATTTGGCAACAATGACATTCCTGATGACGGTCGCCGTTATGTTGTCGTAGGCTGGGAAAACTGGTCACAGCTTATGGACTTGGACGAGTTCTCTCGTGCTGAGTACATTGGTCAAAATGATCTTCCTTTCCAGAATGCTATGACTGCAAAGCGTTGGCTTGGCTTTATGTGGTTTCCATTCTCAGGTCTTGCTGATGATGGGACAAACCGCAAGTGCTTTGCTTGGCACGCTGATTCAGTGGGTCACGCAATTGGTGCGGATGTTTCTTCAAACATGCAGTATCACAACGACAAAGACGCCTATTTTGCTTTGAATAAGATGCAGATGAATGCTGTTCTTATTGATGCAAATGGTTGCTTTGAATGCTCACTGAAGAAATAAGGAGATAGTATTATGGCCTTTAATAAAGACAATCTGTCTCTCGTAAACTACAGTGGTAATGGTTTCCACATTTGGCATTACACAACTACCGATGCAAATACGGATGTTGATGGTGCTGGTTACTTTAATGCCGCCGCTAATGAAATGAACATTGGCGATGTCATTTTTGCTAACACAGCTACTGGCGGCACTCCTATATACGGCATGTTTGTTGTTAATGCTAATAACGGAACTACCGTTGACGTTGCGAATATGGTAAGCCTGTCAGGAACTGACTCTGACTAATGGCTAGACCAACACTAAAACGGAAGGTGGCGGCAAAGCCTGTCGCCCCTTCTGACTCTAAGTCAAAGAAGTTACGCAATGGCGTTGTGACCTTTGGAAAAAATGTTACTCTTGGAAGGAACGCAAAATGAATACATGTTCTACATGTCCTCATCCAGCTAAATGCAGAGCGGCTGGTAAATGTCTTAAGCAAGCAAAGTCACCTAAGACAATGGGGAAGCCATCTAGCGGTGGTTACGGTAAGTAATGCCAACTACACCCTCTACAGATATTGAAGTCGCACAAAAAGCAATGGTTCTAATTGGTTTAGAGCCATTAACTTCATTTACAGACAATACTGATGAAGCTCTTGTGATGAACACTATCTTTGAGGATGTTGTTGCTGATTGTTTGGCACAGCACAATTGGAACTTTGCAACTGGTCAAAAGCAAGTTGCAAGACTAACTGATGTTCCTGCTGATAGATGGGATGCGGCATATGCTTTGCCCACAAGCCCAAAAGTCTTACAGATACAGACAGTCACAATAGACGATGCGCCTCAGCAATATGACATTTATGAGCGTTATATTTATATTAATGCTCAAGAAAGTGATGTTGTTGTATTGAATTATATATTTAGGCCAGAAACGCAATATTGGCCTCCAGCTTTTACGATGTGGGTAATATTTAGATTAGCATCTATTTTAGCTCTTTCTGTGACAAGAAAGTCTGATATAGCTGGGCAGTTTACGACATTGGCAGAAAATCAGTTTAGAAGAGCAAAGGCTAGAGATAGCCAGCAAGCCACAACGCAAGGCCTTCGCTTGAGCAGATACCACCGAGTAAGATTGGGTAATGGCATCTACGACAGAATAGAAGGCACAACTTCATGAGTCATAAATGGCATTACTTAGATCATTTTATTCAAATTTTACTGCTGGAGAATTAAGCCCACTCTTGTCTTCAAGAGTTGATTCTGATGCGTACAGAAATGGTCTAAAGACTCTCAGAAACTATCGTATACTTTCCCAGGGCGGCGTAAGACGTAGGCCTGGAATGGAATA